CTCTAGCAGTAGCACCTTTGTTTGCTAGGATAGCAACGTTCTTCTCTGTGTGGAAGATAGCATACCATAGAATGTACGCAACGGATGAGATAGATTTACCAGATTGCCGACAAGCCAACACAATAGAGAAACGATTATCGTTGAAGTGATCAAACATCGTCTCTTGATATGGATACAGATCGAAGTTAACTAAGCCTCTATCAAGGTGAATAACCTTACAGTAGTTCTTAGCAAAATACTTAGGATCTTCCATACACTTTTTGTACTCAAGGATCGTATCTTGAGACCATGGAGCTATTACTCCATCCTTCTTGACGTTATTATTGCCAAGGTAGCCTTGTTCTTTATTCACCATCAGGCGTAATGTCAATCACTTCTGTGGGTAATTCTTTGACATCCTGTAACATACGTTGAAGATCTGTACTAGATCCAATAAAGACATTGTTATTGGTTGTTCCAGCACTTTCAATAGCTGGAGCATCACTCTTCTGAATATCTTTATTCTTCTTATTAAGATCCATAAGCTTGTCGTTAACATCAGCAACGTTCTTGATCATACCAGACAACACTTCATAGGCACGTGGATGTTCACTTTCTCGTGCAACTTCCATCATCATGCTTAAGGCATCTTGTCCCTTTTCGATCAGATCGTAATATGTCTCTCGTGACTTATCATAGTCACTCTTGATATTAGTCTCATCCGTCATCGCTCGTTATTTCCTCATAATTATAAGTCTTAGTAAATCCGTAATCAGAATCATACATTGGTATTATTGTAGGGGTTGTTGTTGTCGTAAGGTACTTAGTACCCTTTTCGAGTTCGTATTCCATAATAGACTTAGTAATAATTTCACCATCATCGATTGCGCCTGTGAAGCTAGTCTTAACTTCAAAGTCCATCACATATTGTACTGACTGTCTTTGTTCTTGTTGACCCTCACCCTCATTGACAAACGCCACTGATTGTAGTGTAATTGGAACATCTTCTTTGATATCTGGATAGTCTTTGTACGGTCTCATAGTCACAGTGTACTGTGGTGCAAAGGTTGGTATGATCTGTTCTACAATTTGTAGAGCATCATCCTGATTATTTGCATAGATCCCAAGAGAAAATGTTACAATGTAGGGAACTGATTGTTTTACTTTGGCACGTTTACTGTTGTCGTTTACTGTCGCTTGTTGAAGTCTAGAGTTAGTCTTAGCCAACTGTCGTGTCGCATCATATGCTATTGAGGTCATCTCAAAAGTCATACGTGGCAACTTTATAGCAACTGAGTCATCTTTACCAAACTCGCCTACCTGTTGCAGTCTAAGAAGAAACTTAGCTCTAGGGGAGTATGCTAAAGGTACACGAACTGTACTCAGAACTTTGCCGCTCTTGTCTGTTCTCATTACATGGATCTTTGTAAAGAGCGAACCAAATATGGCTACTGTTTTACGTAGTCTCTCGTGATAAAAGTAATCATTAAACATTAGCTTGAAAGTCCTGTGCTTTTAACAATTTCGCCAAATGGATTGCCTTCACTAAAGTCTAGGAAGTCCTCTATCTCAGTAGCAAATTCGAAGTTCTGTTGATCTACAGTATCTTTCTGCGTAGAGCTAACAATCTTAGCAGTAGCACCTGAGTTTTGCCCAGTGAGATACTTGCCAGTTGATGGTAGTGCGAATGAACCCAAGTTGTTTGCCGAACCAACATGAATAAGCGATAAGATTTCGCTACTATCATTGTATGCCGCAACTTCGGCTGTCAAAACACCACCGTCTGATGCGCTGTCTTGGTTGACATATTCGCCAACAAGAAACGGTTGGAATAGCTGTGGTTCCCCAATTAGAATAGATGGTGCAGAGGTATAGAAATCTCCGCTGTCCACAATTGTTATTGAAGTAAGTTTACTAGTAGCACTGTCTAAGTTTGGATATCCAACAGCAACAAAGTCAATCGCATCCATACTTGGACCTAGAATCGTGACAGCTGGAGTTGACTGATATCCTTGCCCACTGTCTGTTAGAGTAATTGCAGAAACTCTGTTATTAGTAACCACGGCTATAGCAGTTGCTGTCGTACCAACACTACTTTCAATAGTAACAGTTGGCGTACTTCCGTTTTCGTAATAAGATCCACCACTATCAATATTGATTTGGTTTATAGTTCCTGCGTTCATAATAGCAGTCGCTCTCGCAACTTTCTTAGGAGTAGTGGGTGCACTAAAAGTTATAGTTGGTAAAGATATGTAGCATTCGCCACTATCGGTAAGAGTTATTGATGTGATACCTTGTAATGACATTATGAAATACTCGCTGTTGCTGTTGCGGTTCTACCACGATTAACTTTGATGTCATATCTGTAGGCATTATCAATCTCTATTTGATCGATATCCGTATTACCTGTGTCAATATCTTCGTCATTGTATTCAAACAATTCACAACGGATTTTATATGTTGGTAGGTTGTTTAGCTGATAGAAAGGTTGTTCGTGCTCAACGTGCATGATCTGAAACAGTTTGCCTGCAAATGGGGTGTAAATAAGATCACCTTCTACTGGCCTATCGGACTTAATCTCGTTATCATACTTACGTACTGTTTGGTTCCAACGTCTTTTGGCTACGACAAGTGTTACACTGTCTCTGATCTCTACACCAAACTTACTGAATAAGTCGCCTTCACCATCAAACCCATCATTGTTCTCCACATACATCTCAAGTCTGTAACTGGAGTTGAATGAGGATACTGGATCTTCTTTAAACACATCATCTACGTTCACTAGATCACGTGGCATGTAATACATGTCCTGACCATAGATCTGCAATGCTTCGATTGTTAGATCTTCGTAAAGAAGTTGTTCTGATTTATGACCATCTGAAAAGTATAAATTTCGCATGTTAACCTACAAAGAATTCTACAGGGAGTTCATGCTCTAGTCTCATATCCTCTTCGAGTTTCAATACTTCTGCGTTTGCCGCCTCTAGTATAGCCAAGCCATTCATCGTCACACCACCTGGTAACTGCATGCCTTCAAACTTACTGAGGTTTTGACCCCACTGTTGCTTGACCAATGCAGTAAAGTATGCTTTAACGAACCTGTCGTTATACACTGATGTGTTTGTCACTGGATCTACAAGTTGAGTGCCTTCTACAATAATGTATTGGCCTTCTTTAATATCTTGAGTTTCAAACTCACCATGAATGTATAGCTTACTTTCGTATTGAGAGTAATTAACCTGTGGCATTCCGTTTAGTGTTTGATCAATCATGGCAATGTGCTGTTGCATCATTGTGTAATAAGCCATGTCACCCATGAACTTACCCATGACCGCAAGATCGTTCAATCTAAGCTGATAGCCTAAAGAGAACATTCCACTAGAAGAAGCCCCACCATTAATTGGAAGGACTCTTTTGACAAATAGATAGTCGGATGGGATAGGTATATACTTATTGGCGACATCATCTGCCGTAATAAGATATTTTAGATAGACTGTCTTAGTCGCATCAGAATGGTACTCTTGAAAGTATTCAAGAGCTTCGTCCAATCTGTCTTCTACTTGATCCTCATCAACATTAATTTCGAGAACAGGCTCACCTAATCTGCGCTTTGCATAGTCAATTAATGTCGATCTTGAATTCGGTTTTGCCATCTAACTCGTCCCATGTGTAATCCGTTACTTCTATTTATACTAATTTATATCTCCAGGATAGCGTTGTGTCCACATTGTAAAGCTATATTTCGTTCCCGAAACAAGTTCTGTGCATTCATGCCCGTGAGTAACCATTCCGGGGAATAGAATCATCTTACCACAAGGCACATCATCATTGTTAACACCCTGTCTTGGGTAGATCAAAGATGCGCCTTTATAGTCATCATTGAGCTTAACGGATCCTGTAACAAGAGAGGCATCATTATGCAAAGGCAAACTCTTTTGAGTGTCTACCGAATATCGCATAACGAATGCATCACGCATACCATACATTTCAATAGGGTGCCAAAGTTTCTCTACGATTGGTACAATATGTTCTTTCCAATGGGCTTCTAGCTCATCCCACAATCCTAGTTCTTTGACACGGATCTCATATGCTGGAAACTTATCTTCTGGCATGGGTGCCCACTTGCCATGGTTATCACCCATTTCAATCAAACGATCACACTGACTTTGTGTCATGAAGTCCACAACCATCATGTCCTTTTCAAGCATGTCAACCTTACCGTGATGGGGGATGAACATCGGAGATTGTGGTGTTGTTTCCACACTTGCTCCTAGACGGGTTGTGGGTCTAGGCAATGCCCTTGCGTATTTGGTGTGTACTTGGCTCCATAGATTATCAAACTTTACTTTAGCTTCAAACCCACCGTTACCATGATATACACAAGGAACAGTGTTTGTGATTGGGTTCCATAGCTCATTAGCTACATCTACTGCTGGCTCGTGTGTTTGAAAGATATATTGTTCATAGTCCAATCCTACAGAGAATTTGGTAGTATCGTTTAGCCAGACACGTTGCATGTATAGCTGATCATCGTCATCATTGTTAAGTCGTTCTCCAAAGAAGTCCTTTAATGCGCCAACCCTACCAATGTATTGTCCACTGTTGAGGTATTTGTAATGAAAGAGGTTGGGATCTGGATGTAGGCTTTGCATGCTTTCGTCAGGCCAACAGCTTGCTTCTGCCCCGAATAGGATCTCTACAGAAGCGTCCATATATCGTTTAACGATCTCTTGTAGATTATTTGTAAAGAATACGTCATATGCATCTGTGAAGAGAAGGATATCGTTTTCGGGCAAGGTATCAAGATAGTCTCGCACCAAGTTAACTTTATGTCCACCACCGGGGCCTTGCATGTCTGTACCAGCCCAATCAACATTGGTGCCCAAGTTCTTAACGTTAAATCCCATTAGTGTCGCACTGTCATTCAATGCTACACACTTAGATCTGTCCGTACCAACCGTAACCGCATGAACTTCGAAGTTCTGGAACCAATCATCATGGCTTTGTGGCTCAATGTCAGATCCAAGAGTTTGTCTACTAATCTGTGTCGCAATCTCTACTTTAAGTGCTTGTACGTTATGTGTCTTTACCTTCTGAGCCAAGACCTCATCTACGGGGATGATCTT